ACCCGCCTTGATGAATACCGTGGCCGCTCGGCCTTCGCTACCGCGCTCAATGCGGCTCGCGACTTGCAGGAAGCACTGAAGGCCGAAATCCAAGCAATCAAATATGCTTCGTATCAAACGGGCGTTATCGTGACGGAGAATGGTGGCGCCGATGCTGCCGACTACTTCGCCACCAGCAACCAGAATGATCTCGGCCAGACTGAAAAACTTTCCAACATCGATCCCGGCGCGATCAACTATCTCTCTCCCGGCGAGAAAATGGAGATGTTCAAAAGCGATCGCCCAGGCGGAGCGTTCGGCGAGTTCGTCCGTCTCGTTCAATCTCACATTTGCATGAGCGTGGGCTTGCCCTACGGCTTCGCATTCGACGCCGACAAAAGCGGCCCTATGGCTCGCATGGAAGCTGCGATGGCCGAGCGCACCTTTGCGCGTTGGCGCAGGCTCTTGGAATCACAGTTCCTTGAGCGCATCAAGAACATCGTGCTTCTTGATGCCCAATCTCGCGGCCTGCTTCCCGAGAGCGAATATCTACTTGATGGCCGCTGGTGCTGGCCTGCCAAGGTTTCGATCGATTATGGCCGCGAAGCCAATGCCGACATTGCTTTGTGGAAGGCAGGACTCAAAACCGCTGGGCAGATTTACAGCGACATGGGAGAGGATTACGAAGAAGCCTTCCGCGCTCGGGCGAAGGAAGCGGCGATGATCAAGGATTTAGGCATTGAGTATAGCCTTGAGCCGATTCGCATTTCCGATTCTGTTGTCAAGACTGAAATCGATGCGGTCGCCCAACCCGGCCAAAAAGATGAGCCGCCACTTATTGATTCCATCGGCATTGGCGGCACAGATGCCTTGGCCGGAATCCTTGACGCGATGGGACGCGGCACGCTTACACCAGAACAAGTGGCGATCATCTTTGTTGAAGTGTTCGGCATGAGCAAAGAAGCCGCTGATGAATTGATCCAAGCGAAGGCAGTTCCGGCCCCCGCCGAGCCAGTGCAAGCCGAATTCCAAGCCGATCAGCACAAGCCCACCAAGGGCATGATCGAAGAAGCCAAGCGCGGATTGGAATGGCGGCGTGAACACGGGCGCGGCGGAACCAATATCGGCGTGGCTCGCGCGCGCAATATCGCCAATGGCGACAATCTTTCAGACGATACGGTGAAAAGAATGCACTCGTATTTTTCGCGCCACGAAGTCGATAAGAAGGGCAAGGGATTCTCACCCGGTGAAGATGGCTTTCCATCCGCTGGCCGCATCGCTTGGGCCTTGTGGGGTGGGGATGCTGGGCAGACTTGGGCGGCGGCGAAGGTGAAACGCATGGCCGCGAAGGAAGCTGCCAGCAACGCCCCGCGCATGACTCTGGAGCGCGATAACCACGGGCGCGTGCGCTCGCTCTCGTTGCCAGAGCCTACCGAACTCGTCATGCCTACACCGAGCGCGGGCGAGAACGAAAAGGATTTCGTCTCGCGCTGCATGGCCGATGACACGATGATCTCCGAATATCCAGATTCAACCCAACGCGCAGCAGTCTGCTACGCACAACTCAAAACCAAATGATCGCACAAGGCATCGCACTATCAGCCAAGCAGGCATTCCTGCTCGGCGTCCACCAACCGACAGACACCTACAAAATCGCGCTCTATACAAGCCGCGCCGTGATCGGGCCGGAACTCAAAGCCTACACCGAGAATGGCGAAGTCTCCGGCCCAGGCTACGATCGCGGCGGCTTTACGCTCACAGGCTTCAAGAATGGCATGGCGGGATCAAGCGCCTATGTCACATTCAACGATCTTAAGGTCGATCGCGCATCCTTCACCGCTCATGGCGCGGTGGTTTACAATGCCAGCAAAGGCAACGCAGTTCTTTGCACGCTGAACTTCGGCGGGGATCGCTCGGTTTTTGACGGCTCTTTTGAGCTTAAATTCCCGCAGCCCACAGAGAAAAACGCTTTGATTCTTTTGTCATGATTGGCGCAAACATTCCAGCACCACCGGCAGCAGGAATCGGAGGATCAACCGGCTCCACCGACAACTCGGTTCTTCGTGCAGACGGAACGGGTGGAGCGACACTGCAAAATTCCGGACTCGTCGTAGAGGATACAATTGTTTCCTTTACCACAGTCACCGGAGACGCCGGAACCGACGTCATCACCGTTACAGGCTCTGCGTTTGCCAACCAACAACCCGTCCGCTTTACCGCACTGACGGGCGGCTCTGGACTAAACACTACGACCAATTACTTTGTCCGCGAAGTCTCTGGCGCGACTTTTAAACTTGAGACAAGCGTTGGCGGTGGGGCTATCAATTTTACAACGAATATCACCGCAGGCACGCTCCTCACAGGGCATTCCGTGCAAGTCAATGTCACCCTCTCCGAGAACACCACCGAGACCAACTCCGCACTCGTCCTCACTCCAAAAGGCACGGGGGCGCTGATTGCTGGGCCGAAGCCGGATGGGACCGGTGTTGGAGGAAATGCGAGAGGCGCAAGGGCCGTAGATTTGCAAATAACAAAGGGCGCAGCAACGCGAGTTGCAAGCGGAAACGACTCTGTAATATGTGGAGGAGAAGCAAATACTGCATCTGGGGTTGGAAGTGTTGTTAGTGGTGGGAGCAGCAATACGGCATCTGGCAGTTATGCTGTCGTCTGTGGTGGAGTAAGTTGCACTGCATCTGGAACTCGATCTTGCGCTGCCGGAGGAGAAGGTTCAATAGCAAGTGGTGGTTATTCTTTTGCAGCAGCAGGGATTGGAGCTAATGCAAGCGGAAATAGTTCAGTCGCCTTTAATGGAGCCGCAAGCGGAGTTGGTTCATTCGCCATTGCTGGAACAGCAAATACAACAAGCGCATTTACAAACGGCGGGCTTTCAGATCGTCGCTCAATGCAATCTCACGCAGGCGGCAATTTTTCAGCATTAGGCGATGCCCAACGCGCACGCTTCGTCCTCCGCAACAAGACGACCACCAGCAGCGCAGTTGAGCTTTTCCTCGACGGCTCCTCCACCCGCCTCACGATCCCCTCTGGGAAATACCTCACAGGCACAATCAACATCGCTGGCATCAAGAGTGATGGAACGGCGGCGGCAAGCTACATCCGCCAGTTCTCTATTAAGAATGTCGCTGGAACTACTTCACTTGTAGGAACCGTGAATACTATTGGAACAGACGAGGCCGCTAGCACCAGCATCAGCATTACGGCAAATGATACCAATGATGCGCTCAAGGTGGAAGTTACTGGAATCACGTCAGAGACATGGCGCTGGGTTGCGGCGGTAGACGTCGTAGAGGTTGCCTACGGAGCATAATTTTAAAAATATGAAAACATACGGAGTAGTATTCGCTGACGGTAGGAAGGAACTTATTTCAATTGTATTGGATGACGATGGTAATCCCCGCCTCGACACCATCCGCCCATACCCCTGCCCGGAAGATTGGGTCGATCCTCAAATCGTCCCCCTCATCAAACTCGACAAACCCGAAGAAGGCGAATGGGAACCCCACATCGTCTGGTTCGAAGACCGCGTAGAGCGGCAATGGAGGGAAGTCTAATGGCAAAAGAACTAAACACAGCACAACCGACAAGCGGCCTTTCGATCACCGCGCAACTTTTTCAAACCGGCATCACGGTCGGCGCAGCGATCACTTGCGGCGAAGTCGGCACAACGAGATTTTACTCTGGCGACATGCCAGCAATTACGGCGGGAACCTATCAGGTTGTTTTTTATTCAAGCGCGATCACTCCTGTATCCTCTGGCGTTATAGCATGGAACGGAAGCGCCGAGATTCTGGTGAACGATCTCTCCACCGCCACCACCGCAGGCATCGCAGATGCCGTGTGGGATGAAGTTCTTACCGGCGCAACGCACAACGTCAACAGATCGGCGGGGAAGAGACTGCGCCAAATTGCCGACGAGCGTATCATCGCAGATGGACAGACGGTTTCAGCGACTACGAATACAATCACGCTTGAGCCAATCGGAACCTTGTGCGTCGGGCAAACAATCGTCGTCACAAACCAAGACACCGACGACAAGCAGGCGCGCTTCATTCTTGATTTTGATACCGGCACAGACACCGCCACCGTAGATTCCAACTGGTGCGTTGTGCCAACGGCAGGCGACGAGTATTTACTCACTACGGTGCGCGATCCGCTCGTTACGCGGGGCGATCACCCAACTGGAACTGTCGGCGCGGAGATTGATGAAATGTATTTGATCCACGGCCTCAAAGACGGCGAGACTCTCACCGTCACACCAACGAGCCGCACCGCTGGTGCGATCTCGCAAACGATCGGGGGTGACGGGACAAACACCACAACAGTTTCTCGCGACTGATGACAATTCTTACCAGCCTGCTTATCGCAACGCAGGGCTTGCTGCCAAGCC